ACAATCATTAAAGAACGTGTAGTTGAAAAACCAGTTGCTGCTCCTGCCACTAAACCTGAACCTAAAGAAGAAGATCCATGGTAAAAAAGTGGTTTAATAAGTTTATGACTCTAGTAGTTATAACTCTTTCAGGTTGTGGTTCTATGAAAACCACTACTGAAAAAGATGTTATTGAAACTAAGGATATTTCAACTGTTTCTAACTATACTGATTCTATTAAGAAAACAGTTCAGGTAGTTAATGTTGATATGACTAAAGTTTTAGCTTTATATCCTGATTTACAAGAAAAAAATGTTGGACTTGGATTCGCAGAATCTGTATTAGACTACTTAGATGAAACAAATCGTTTTATATTTACTGAAGAGAAGAGTGAAATCAAGGAAAGGATGGTAACTCAATTTAAAGCATCTAAAAAAGGTGTTTTTGAAGAACCAATTGATGGTAAGGGTAAGATTAAAGCAGCCCAATACTTTGTATATGTGACTGTGGCTGATTTTGCTGTAGATGAAGATGAAACTGTAATGAAAGGCAAATCAACTGTAGTTGTAACTACCTTTATTCGTTTACAAGTAAGATTTGTAGACGCTAAAACAGGTCAAATATATATCGGTTCAGGTGAAGGTGAGTCACAAAAAGTAGGTGAATCATTCCTTAAAAATCTTGATATGAAGTTTTCTCAAAGTACTGTAGGTAAAGCAACAAGAAAGTCTTTAGAGACTGCTACAACTAAAGTAATTGAAAACCTAATCAAGAATGGTATCTTTACGAACTAAAATATTATTAATATTAATGATAATTGGATTGCCTCTTACAGGGCAATCCTTTATCTACAGTTATATAGATCCGTGTACTAAACAGAGTAAATTCATTAACGCCGATATGAGCGCTCCCATAGTTATCTCGTACTATGGACAAGTAAAAACGTTTACATACGGGGAATTAAGCGACGGTACATTTGATGCTTGGATTAATAGTATTTATATTAAATATCAATCAACCTCACCTTGTCAAGGCGTTCTTACTACTACAACAACCACAACCTCAACCAACCAAGTTTCAAACATAATAGGTAATGTCACTAATATTTTAAGTATAGACCTATCATCAGTAGCAGGAGGATTATCAGGAGGTGTAGGAAATAATGTAGGAGGAACAACATCAACAGGTTCAGGAAGTATAACAACAAATAAAAAGAAAGATGATAACAATTCTAACAGTAATTCTAATAATAGTAGTTCCAATTCTAGTGATGGATCGAATCCAAGTACAGGAACAGGCCAAGAAGGAGGAAATCCACCAGAAAATCAAGGCGGGTCTAATGGATCAGGAGGAGGAACAGTAGGCAATGGAGGCAATAGTTCCAATAATAGCAATGGTTCTTCTGGGAATTCTTCTGGTAGTGGGAGTGGGAATAACAGTGGTGGAGAGACACCAAAGGAAGAAAAACCAACAGACCAACAAGTAGAAGATACTAAAACTGAGACTCAAAAATCCCAATCAGCAGGTACTGCTAAGGCAGCAGGTAAAGCAAAAGCTGAAACTCAGAAACCAGCAATCTTAGTTACTGGAGATATAGTTGGAGTTCAAACTAGGGCTGATGGTTCTCAAGACGCTAGAGGTACTATGTCTTTTACTCGTGTAAAAGGAGATGGAACAGCCTCAATAGGTTTTTCAGCTGATTATATGGTTAATGCTAAAATTGGTAATTTATCAGCAATACGTTCTTGGATTGGAACTAATAAAGCAGGTCATAAACATATTAATGTAGCTTCAGCAGGTTTAGGAATATTACCTAAATCTACTACAGCAAATGCCTTATTAATACGAGTTAACTCAATCAAATCATTTACTGCTCTATATGGTGTGTCTGGTACTTATGGACAATTGTTTGGGGAGGAATTAATATCAACTATAGTTATAGGTGGTTTTATGTATAAAGGGAAAATTAGTAAAGCGGTGGACGCTACAATCATTATGGCTGGTATTTACTCCCCGTATTCTAAGTTCTATACTGAATCTATTTTTGAGGCTAAACCAATTATCATACCTTTTTTAAACCTTAATTATAAACTAACTAAAACGTTTGGAGTTGGATTAACAGGTGGTGGTACATACATAGCAGGTCAAGACATTCTTAATTTTCAAATATTAATGGGAGCAAAATTAAAAATATGAGGTGGTTAATTGTATTTTTACTATTTACAAATAATTTGTTAGGACAATTTACCTACTCGGGATATCTTTATAACGCAAATGGATCCGGAGCAAATAATGTAGCTGTAAAACTTTATAGAAGAACTAACTCTACTATATCAGGATTTACTTCTCAGAATAACTATAACGGACACTCTTATTATCGTTCTACAGGAACTGCTAATTGGACTACTGCTAGGTCTAACTGTATAGCTATGGGAGGACACTTAGTAACAGTAACCAGTTCTGGAGAGAATAGTTTTTTATTTAACTTATGGCCTTCTGGATGGATAGGACTTACAGACGAAGTAACTGAAGGTACTTGGAAATGGGTAACAGGAGAAACTTTCTCTTATACTAACTGGAACTCAGGAGAACCTAACAACTCAGGTAATGAAGACTATATTCAGTTTGTAGGAAGTGGTAAATGGAATGACTTAAATAACAGTAGCAGTCTAGCATATGTAATAGAATTTGATTACATAGTTACTACTTCTTCTTGGACACTTTATAAAACAATCTATACTAACTCTTCAGGATACTATTCTATCTCTGAGACTTATGATCCTTCTAAGGAATACTACATAGAGATAGATGCTCCTACTAGAGTCCAATCCTACACTACTTCAGATATTCAAGCTGTTTCAAATATTATTTTAGGAAAAACAACAAGAAATGGTTTATCCTTCCACAGGTTTGATGTTAATGATGATGGTATAATCTCAATAGCAGATAAATACTATGTAGCTGCTAGGAAAGCAGGTATTTTTTCTAGGTGGAGAACAGCTCCAGATGTTAGAATCTTTACTACAGCCCAATACAATTTAATAGTAGCAGCCAAAACAAATGTTAGAGCTACTTACCCAGGAGTAAGTACTCTCACTACAGGAACTTTAACATCAGGAGGAACATTAAATCTTTATATTATTGCTCCTGGGTATGCGGGTTCTGTATCTTATTAATATTTATAAAAGATGTTAAATTTATTAACTCCTATATTATTACTTTTATCACCTATTGACACTACTAAAATAAGTGTTAATGTAACTAATGTCCAACACATCCAAACTATTGGAGGTAGAGATGTTACTTTTGGTGTTAAAGAAACTGTTGAAGAATTACTAATTGAAAAAGGATATACCCCCAATGACTCATTAGGTATGTCTGTTCAAGTAAGTATAGATAGTATTTATTCCCCTCAACAAATTGTAAACATAATGGGTTTACAATGGTTAAAAAAAGATTATATTGTTGAAACTACAATATGCATAGGTACAGGTTGTCATAAATCAGTTGGTGTTAGAAAAACATTTATTTTCGCTGCATTTTTAAATGTTGAAAATAATGAAGTTCCGTTAAACCGAAAGGCGTTCTCGAAAGCGTTACAAGAAAGTTTAACAAAAACAACAAAACAACTATAATATGAAAAATTTCTTTAAACAACTGTTCGACGACAACAACTCAATTAATGAAAAAGCATTAGTAGGCTTTATTGCTTTCTTTATGCTTTGTATTGCCCTTATTGTAGACCTAGTAACAGGTTACATGGGTACTGCTTTAGTAATTAATGAATTTATTTTTGATGGATTTATGGTAATCATTTTAGGTTCATTTGGTATTGCCTCTGTGGATAAATTTTTGAATAAAAAAGATAAACACGAAGAAGATAAAGATATAGAAGGATAATGAAATCTACATTACTAGTATTATTATTATCATTAACCACAACCTTTGCTTTTGTTTGTAGTTACTTCGGAGGATTAGCTATAGATAATAGTGAGCAGTATTTAGCTATAGTGGCTGTTGCTTTTATGGATGGGTTTTTCGGTATAGTTGCTGGTACTAAGAAAGAAGGATTTAAAACTTATAAAGCAGTTAAAGTATTAAAAACCACATTTACTTGGTTAGTTATACTAACAGTAATATTAATGGTAGAAATTGGATTTCCAGGTACATCTTGGCTCTCAGAAACTATTATAATGCCGTTTGTAATATTCCAAATAGTTAGTGCTTTAAAAAATGCTTCAAATGCTGGCTTTATTAAACATTCTATATTAAATAAAATTTTAGAAAAAATCGATAAACATAAAGATAAATAACTATGTTACTAAAAAAAGGTGATAATAATGAACAGGTAAAACAACTCCAAGTTAAATTAGGAGTTGATCCTGTAGGTAACTTTGGTCCTAAGACTGAAGAAGCTGTTAAAAAGTATCAAGCTGCTAATGGATTAGTAGCAGATGGTATAGTAGGAGATTCTACTTGGAATAAAATTATGGGTTCTACTCCTGTGGCACCTGTTGCTCCGGCTGTAGTAGTTCCTGCTTCTGGCTTTAAATTAGATAAATTAAAAGGACATATTCCAGATTCTGTATTAGCTCAGATTCCTGATACTGCTGCTAAATTTGGTATTACTAATCCTTTAAGATTAGCTCATTTCTTAGCCCAGTGTGGTCATGAATCAGGAGGTTGGAAAGCTACTCAAGAAAACTTGAATTACTCTTCTAAAGGTTTAATGGGTATATTTAAAAAATATTTCCCTACTTTAACATTAGCTGAACAATACGCTCGTAAGCCTGAAGCTATTGCTTCTCGTGTTTATGGAGGTAGAATGGGTAATGGGGCTGAAGCTACAAAAGAAGGATTTAAATTTAGAGGTCGTGGTTATATCCAATTGACTGGTAAAGATAACTATTCTGCTTTTGATAAGTTTGTTCCTGAGGAAATTTTAGCTAATCCTGATTTAGTTGCTATTAAATATCCTTTAATGTCTGCTGCTTGGTTCTTTAATAAAAATGGACTTTGGAGTATCTGTGATAAAGGTGCTGATCAAGGAACTGTAACTGCTGTTACTAAAAGAGTAAATGGTGGAACAATTGGTTTGCCTGATCGTATTAAACATTTTAACGAGTACTATAATTTATTAAAATAATGAGTGAGTTTCAATTACAACCCGGACAAGGATATATCTACATTGGAGAATACTTTCATAAGTTTGGAAAAAATGTTCCAACTGAAAAGAAAATAGGTAAAACAACTTC